GTGCCGGGTGCCTCCCGGTGACCCTGTGCTAGACCACAGAACCGCGTTTACAAACCCGACTCGTTTTGCCTAGCCGCCCCACCGCTGAGGGGGATTCACCACCGGGGCACTCTACGTGGCTCGCATCTTAAAAGATACATATCATTTACTATTTATTAATAATAAAAAACCCCGCCGGAGCGAGGTTTCGTAATTTGTTTGATAAAGGCTTTTCGTCGCTGCCATCGTGGCGCAGCTCTGCCAAGCATGAATGAATTATTCATCTTTCTGGCCCATTTTCAACATAAATTTAAATATATTTTAATTAGCCTCTCAGTTTTGCTCACTTTTCATCTGCCGGCGCACGGTCAAAAAGACCTTTGCCTGGAAGATTTCAAGGCACCAGCGCACGCGTTTACGCGCTTCGCCGTCAGTTAGCCAGGGGGCCACGTGCTGCAACTCTCGCGTGATGTCGGACATCTTCTTGCGGGTGGTATAGAACTGCCGGCCAACCAGATACACCGGGTCGTGCAGGTCGAAGGTGTTCAGCATGATCTGCTCGATAAAGTCAGCATCATCGCGGCGCTCGCTCTCTTCGATCAGCGCTGACAGGGTCACCGGCCACAGAATGGACCGGGCACGCAGCGCTGCCTGAACGCCACGGAACCCCTCTTCCCTCGCCTGACCCAGCGCCTCAGTGATGCGCGACAGCTGAGTGTCCGACCACTCCGATTGCTTAACCTCAGACCAGAACTGGCTGAAATTCTCCAGACGGTATTGCGCGCGGGTTTTACCGCCGACGCATTCGCCCCAGACCGTCAGCAAGGATTTGATCCATGCAGACTGAACACTCTTAAGAGGCGTGAACTTCCCGAGGTAACTTTTTCTCGGTGCAGCAGCTGCTTTACCCAGACCTTCGATATGAATGCGGCGTTGACGTGGTGTCATCCTGTACTGCTCCTTAAGCCAGAACGCCGAGCGCAAATGCCCGGTCCAGCACTCTGATTATCATTTCCGGCTGAGTACCGTGCTTACGCTCGAATTTCACCGGATCGTCATGTAGTTCGGTATGGTGCTGGCGGCACAGGGGGATCACGAGACTGTCGTGCGCCTTCGTTCCCATGCCACCCTGGCCCCAGCCGATTAGATGGTGTGGATCATCTGACGGTCTGCCGCAGCACTCGCAGGGCTGCGTCTTAACCCATGCCAGATATTTGGGTTTGTCCCAGCGGGTCCGCTTTGGCCGCTTCATCAGGGTCTGAGGGGATTCGGGATCCACAAGTACGCTCACTACTGGCTTAATGGCTCGAACTTCAGGTAGCGCGCGGGCCTTGTCGGCGATGATGCTGGTGGCCGGTACCGCCGGTACGATCTCGCTCTCACGGTAAGTCTCTTTCACAGCTGTCAGGCGTAAAGCTTCGCGGGCAACTGATTCTGGCAGCGCATCAGTGACGCCGACACGAACAGCCCACCAGCACAACTCAGGCAGGGATATCTCGCGGGTCTTATCGATCGCCAGCGCCGACCGGGTAGTGTCCAGCACCCAGTCGATGACGTTCTGACGCGCCAGCTCCGCCAGGCGCTCGGTGAATTGTTCGCGCAGCTGGTTGTCGCAGTGGCCACAAAGAAGAATTGCGCCGGGCTCATGCCGCATGGTAGTCAGTTCGTGATAGTGGTAGTCGCTGTGCTGGTACTGGCATGTGCCGCCGCCGTGGCGCAGCAACCAGTATTCCAGGCCAGCCAGCCCACCAGCAGCGGTGATCACCTTTCCGTGGAGGAAGAACGGACGCAGCGCCGGGTTGGCCGCAAGCGGCTGGCGAAGATCAGGCACCCGCCCGGTCTCAAAGCTGGCCATACTGGCAGGCTGGCTCTCCACCAGCACGCGCCCTGAAATGAACATAGGCATCAGTTCGCTGCCGGGTTTCAGCAGCACTACGCCAAGTTCTCGGGCAATGACCGGTTTCAGCAATGCGCGCATTAGTCGATATCCCCGATGATAATCTGCCCTTCTTCGCCCCAGCGCTTCGTGACGCGAGAATCCCAGATGTGGGCGTCATCGGCATAGATGGCATCCATCAGGGCTTTCTCCAGGTTATCTTTGTCGGGCTTCTGCTGATGGGGTTTCCCCGCCATCTCCTGGCGCTTCTTCTTGCTCCAGCTCGGTGGCATCGGGAGGATAAACGTAATGTGCGCGCCTGCTTCCGGTAGTTCAACGCCCAGCAGCCGAACGTGATCGCAGAACGCACGGTACCGGAGAACTTCCGGCCGCTTTTTCCACTTATCGGACCTGGTCATTCTGGGCTTACCCATCGGGGTAATGTTGTATGTCTTCACGCTTCCCTCCAGAGCTTTTGCTGGAAGGTCTTATCCTGACGCGGGGCTCTGTTTGCCTCGGGCAGATAAGCGGTGAGCGTCCAGTGGATGAGATCGAAATCAAGGCTGCGCACAGTCCGCACGTCATTAGCGCGATAGCGGGCCTCGAGCTCGTCCACTTCTTTCGTCGTGAGCTGGGTGTGAATGAAGCTAGTTTTCTTCATGCCGTCACCAGTAAGTGCGCAGGCAAAAAGAAATCGCTGATTCCGAAAGGAACCAGTTTAAGTGCTTGTTTGGAAGGTTTTTGCGCCATGGTATCTCTCCAGTGGCGCAGCAGGTATAGGTTGTTCAGGCCTATGACGGGAGTTTAACAGAATTAAGCGAAACACGGTAACCTGCCCGCTCCAGCATCTGCGTAAAGAGAGTTGGCGACCCTACAATCTCATCATCCAGAAGCGGCGTAAACGACACCACATCACCTCGCCTGTACATCAGCGCACGGTCACATTCAGGAAATGAGTGCAGTCGTGCAACGATAACCCCATCGTGACATCTGATGACTGCATAACCCTTTTTTGGAAATTCTTCTTTTTGTTTCACCAAACCTCCCCTTCCACCCAGGAAACTAATTACATGCTGAATTAATAAAACCAGTCGTCAGCGCTTTCCCAGGTCTACTGGAAGATCTTTTCTACCTTCTTCTTCGCGTCCTTTTCACCGCCCAGAACACTTAACCCATCTGAGCCTGTTCGTCGTATAACCAGGGTGCAATCGCCTACCTGATCCTGCAGTCGTGTTAACAGTTCTTTTTCCAGAGCCGGGACAGCGCCCTTAGGAAGTTCTTTAGTTCTATCAATGCTTAACTCAACTCTCATAATAGCCTCCGCTGCATTAACTGTATGAATATACAGTATACCTATGGGCCGTTTTGATCAATGCTTTAGGCACACAAAATGCCGATAAGAATTATGAAAAATGAGAGCATAAGCCCGCTTGCCGCACTGTGTGCAAAGCGCTCGTTTAAGTCTGTAAAGTTCAATACGCCCCAACAGAGTCCCGCTTACAAGGGAAGAGTAACTTCCGTTTTGTGCCAAAAACGGACGTTGCTAATATCGAACCATGATAACGTATTGGGATCACGTCAACGTAACAGGTCATAGTATGAGAAGAAGCCCTCTCAAGGAGGGCTGTTATAAGATATAAATTGTTTTTATCTCACTCAGTGTGCTTTATCGCACGCGCTACATATTGAAGTGTCTCATCAGAATAGTTTTTGGTATTTACCTGTAAGAATGATGCACCTGCAACACTTCCTAGAAGGTTTGGTTCAAGGTAATACATGTGATTTTCAGGACTTATCACTCCGTCTTTAACAAGCTGAGACAAAAGCATTCGTCCGTCCTCGCCTCGTAACATACGAGCATGATTAACTTTATCTTGAAGCCTTGCCAAGCGGCCTTTACTGTGAGACCTAAACGCCATAACGATTCGCCGAAACACTCTTAACGCATCAGCAACCCGATCGTCGGAATTAGAATTTACAAGCTTGTTTGAAAACGCAGACCATGGAAAACCTTCTGATGATGGCCAGTTCACATAAAGCTCAGATCCAGGGCGGACCAAAGGGGGATTAATAGTTTGATTACTTTCGAATCGGTTTGCTTCAAGAATAACGCTTGTGTTTCCCTCATCTTTTTTGACTGACTTAACAATTAACTTTTCGCTGTTTATGCGAAGGCAGTCACAAGAAATACTAATAGGTGAGAAAAGCTCAAGCTGTTCGCCAGAAACGAACTCAACATCAGAAGATTCCGTATTGATGAAAACGTTGCCTACTTTAGTTCCGAGAACTATTGAGCTATATCCATCGGATGTAAACTCAATCTCTTTTGGTTCTTCATCATTCGAATTAGAGATAATAAATTCAACGTGAAGCCTCATATCTTCATCATCATTAACTATCAAGGTAGCACTGTCATTAATTTTTAGCTTAGATAGAGCAGAGTCGAAAAGAATTCCTATGAAGGAACTATTAATTTCTAAATCACCATGCTGCACCCTAGACTCAACGAAAAAGTCAAATAGGAATGGGTTAGGCGTTGAAACGCCTAATAGGCAATAGTTCTTTGCAGCATTAGAAATACTTTTATTTTCACTCCTCAATGCATAGGACAATATGCATGCTTCAAAGACAGAGCTGGCAACCTTTCTTCCCGTCCCGTCTAAGAATGGATGTTGAGGCAACATACTTTCAACAGCATCATTATACAAAGCAATTAAATCACCACTTAGCATACTCATACTATTTATCGGCGGGATGTTAAATAATCTACATGCAAGTCGACTAAGTTGCTCATCGATTGAATAAAGATCTTCTTTTATTGAGTCAAATTTTTCAGATAACTGCTGAGTCAGCTTGTACTGCTCTCGCGACAAAACAGCTTTGCATATACTCAACAACATTTCACCGCTCAAAATATCTTTCATTTCCTCAAGAATTCTAGATGGATTTTTGATGGTGCCAATAACTTTTGATACGGCTTCCAAAACCGGTGCATACCCGAAGAATCTAGTGGATTCAGCGCCCGATATCTCCTTCAATTCGTCAACTACACCACGGATTGAGCTTTTATATACTTGTGAATGCATGCTAAGAGAAGATGATAAGTGTCTATATTCTTGCCTTTGACTTTCAGATAATCTCAGAAGATTTTTTTCGATGAAGTCAGTAGCTTCAGACTCATTAAAAAATTCAATATCGAAAACAGGGCAATTAATATTATGAATCTCACTTAAAATTAGCCAAGCCTCCTCAATAATACCCACTCGGCCAAATATAATTATTGGGTTCTTATTTCTCTTTGAAACTTTACTGACGTCGAGCAAAAAGTCTTCAAATGAATCTTGGGTTACTCTTAACCTAGCCTCATCTAAAGAGTCAATTATTAAACCAACCGATCCGGAATTCCATGCTGGTAAAATATCTTTGTTTGCCAACCCGCCAATAACATAATTACCAGCAATACTTGAAGCCTTTGATAAATCCAAATATATACTACCAGTTTTATTACTTAGTTCCCTCGCCAGCACTGACTTACCAACAGCCCCGGGGGCGCTTATAAGAATCACTCTCGCGCCATCAATATCCCCAGTCAGGTTTTCATTCAACGAAAGTCTGGCTGGAACGTAGTCCGTAGTTAAATCTTGAGAGAAAAACCAACCATCACCATCTTCATTATCACTTACTACATGAACGCCACTTAAAAGGGCCGATATGTCGTCTATTTTGTATTCCATATTATTTCTTACTCCTATAATAAGTTGATAGGGATGTGCTTAGTTCAATCCGAGGTTTACGGTTCTGACCTGTACCACAACGATCTATCATAGATTAGTCCTACAACCTAACGATAATGAAAAAATGAGAACGTCCGCTTTTCGCTCATAGCCGCCCTAAAAATCCTTTCCGGGCGGCTTGGTGATAGTTAATTCTCAATCTTTAGTTTCATTTCGCCGTCATACGATTGGTGTAACGCTCCATGTCAAAGTCAATAACTGCCCGCTGGTCGCGGAAGACGCCGCAGCGTCCGTGGCGGATAAGATGGCCCTGCTTCACGGCAGCCCGAATGTATTTCTCGGCAGTAGTACGGTGCAGGCCGAACATGGCGACGACATCATTGGTCGTAGCGTGGCCATGCTTTTTCACCATATCGATAATCCAGCTGATGAACAGGGTGCGTTCCCTGTGTGTTTTTGGTCTTGGCATCAGTCAGGCCCTCCCCGCCTGGCGCAGGCACTCTTTACGGCGTTTGGCGATCCAGGCAACCTCCACAGAGCTGCAGGCAATGCCGAACATGTCCGAATAAACCGCTGCAGCGCGGCGCCACAGTCCTTTTTCTTCCAGCGCTTTTGCCTTCTGCTCAGCAGCCTGCATCTTGATCGGGTCGCTTTTTTCCTCCATGCACGGAAGGATCACATCCGGAATATCGGCATGCGGCACCGCCGTGTAGGTGTACTGAACGATGTTGCGGGATCGGGTGATCACCCCATCGTCACTCAGCTCGCGAAGCAGTTTGCCTGCTGTTGCACCTGACATATCCAGCGCTTCGGAAACGTCGCCGACGGCGCAGTTCGGCTGGTAGCGCACAAAAATCGCCACTTGGTCTTTCTGGGTTAATGCTTTGGTCATTGGTCATCACTCGATTTAGTTGGTTAAACCTGCCGCTTTGCGGCGTTTGTACTCTTCCATCAGCAGCTGCGCCGGAGTTGGCCCTGCCGGGTGCTGCGGTGCTGCAAGCTGGCGGCGAATCGGCGGTACCGACAGGCCGTTACTGACATGCTTACTCCATTTCGTTAACAGCTTCTCTGCCAGTTTTTTCAGTTCCCCCTCTGTCATCTGCCGCTCCACGCCCGTTCTGCGCATCTCGATGCAGATGTGGTACAGCACTGGCTGCGGCCATGGATATTTATCGCTACCTGAGTATCGGTAGGACTCGTTACGCCAGCGGCGATACTCACCCATGACACTGTCGGACGTCAGGCCAAAGTGGTTGGCGCCGCTCTCTGAAACGAGCGATACAAACTCAGCAAGATCAGGCGGCCATGTGTTTCCTGCTGCGCAGCGCTCCATGCACTGTTGGCAAACCAGACTGATTTGCTGTTCACTCATCGAGCCGATCTGGGCTATCCAGAGCGCCGAAGGCTCGGCCCCATTCTTCTGCGTCCAACGGTTCGAGAATATTTCCCCCATGACCTGCCACAGGCGCCACGCCGTTTCCGTTGCCATCAAGTCCATTGCGACGTCTCCACTCTGCGTGGGCTGACTGAATCTGCTGAACAGCCCTGGATGCTGTCGGCTCTCCCCGAACTCCTGCATTGTCCTTACCTCCGGTTTCCGGTTGTTTTTTGGATCTCACCAGCACGATGTGCCGTGCGAATTTCTGTTCCCACTGGACCTGCGTGAATACTTTCCCTTCGGATTCCCAGTACGACGCGAACTCTGCGAGCTCTGTCGGGAGGTAAACAGGTTCAGGCAATGCAATCCCCCACATCGCAGCACGCTGGCGAAAATCTCTGGATGGCAGCCATGCGCTGGTCATGGTGAACTTACCGATCGGCTCATCCAGCCCTTCGAGATATCTCGACTTTTGAGGTTCGTCCTGATGAGGCTGAACCGGACTTTTTGCTTCGCGCTCGCTAAGAGAGGGGTTTATTCCTTTCCCTTCCGTATCCGTATCCGTATCCGTCAGTGAGCCATCATTGATAACTCCATGAGGGCTCACTGAGCCCTCACTGATTCCACCCTCGTTTTTCACTTCGGCCTCAGTGAGTGAGAGTGGCGAGGGTATTTTTGTGGCTGAAGGACGATTAATTTTCTGATGCTTGGAAAAGCCCTTAATGCACAGGTAATCGCTACCACTCACTGAATACTCAATGAGTAATCCATGAGTGATCAGCTCACAGATGAGCGGCTCACAGTCGATACTGTCTGCCGGGAATATCTGCATCTTGATGCGCTTTGGTGATCGTTCCAGGCAGCCCAGGTCATTAGCGAAATTGAACAACCCGATGAACAGTAAGCGTGCTGGAATTGAACACTCCACCACCTTTTCATCTGTCCAGTATTCAGGTTTCACTGTTCTGATACGGGCCATCTAAATCCTCGTATTACCAGCCGAGCTGGTGGTCATTGGTCAAAACTCGATTACGTAAAAAGTGGAGCCAGGGCCTGAAGGTGGGCGATCATCACGCCGGCAAGCTCTCCGGGTAACAATGCAGCGTTGGCAAGTAGGTTTTCAAAACCCTCCTTCGCTTGCTTCGCGTTCGGCAGGCCCAGCAACTTTGCCTGGTGATGCTCGCCGGTCTCTTTTATTGCATCGGCCACCAGCTCAGTATCGGTTTTACCCTGTCGAAGGCCATGCTTTCTGGCGATCTCAATGGGCATTGCCAAACCGATCGCGTTTGCGAGCTGCATGACGTGAGCCGTGTACTTGCTGGAGTTGGTTTCGTTTTTCAGGTAGCGATAGAGGTTCTGCTTGTTCACTGTTATCCCTCTGCCACCCTCCCGGGCCCACTGTTCGGCCACCAGCTGCGTAATAACGTCCTGCGCCTGCCCGGGAAGAGTGAGCTCCCATTCACGAACAGCTGCCAAGATAGACTGGCGTCGTAAGTTGTCTCTGCGGCGAGGTTCATAATGATTTTTCGATTTCAGCGGAGCGGCATTCTGCTGGTTAATATGTTGAAAAGTTACCGAGTGCATGGTCAGGCATCCTTTTGAGGTAAACCATCGGTGGGGTTTGGATACAGATCAGGGCGCAACTCGTGAGGAGTTACTTTGAAATCCACTACCTCGCTCACTTTGAGAACCAGTTCTCCAGGGATTTTATTTTTAAACCAGCCGTTTACTGTCTGGGCCCTTCTCTTCATCCGGCGCCCAAGTTCAGCCTGGCTGCAGACGCTTAAGAGCTTTTTTTGAATTGATGTCTTCATTGGTTCATCTCTGTTGGTATCGATGAAGGCTAATAAATCAAATTTAATCGATAACGTCAAATTATTTCGATAAGAGAGACTACAGAAAAAATCTGTATAATTGTTTTTAAGTATCTGAATGGATAAAGAGATGAACTTCGGAAAGAGATTACAAAAAGCGATTAATGATCTCGGGATGTCCCAATCTGAGCTGGCACGCAGGCTTGGCGTTAAAGCTCAATCTGTTAATGGTTGGTGTAACTCCGACATATTGCCTCGCTCTGAAATTTTAAACCGCCTTCCCGCTGCAACGGGGTATCCGCTTTCATGGTTCTTTATGGAAGATAACGAGCCTAAAGAGGACCTTGATCCATGGGCGCCAAAGCCTTCACTTAAACCGGCGACTGAGTTGCAATCCAAACTTCTCGAGGTTTTTGAAGAACTTCCTACCGACGATGAAAAAGAAAAAATAATCAGGATGATAGAGCTTCGCCTTAAGGAACTTGATGATTTCGCAACCTCTTATTTACAAAAAAGAAATCTGATCCCTCCAGCTAAGTAATCCTTCAACGCTCCTCTGTTCCGCTGTAGTAGGCTAATTCTGACCTACCGCTTTTTTACGTCCCTACCTATCAATTTAATTTGACTATTATCGATTACTTCGATAATAATTCTCCTATCCCAACACGTCATCCAGGCAGGACGCCCACGTAGTAGCTGTCGGCGGCATACGAAACACCGGATGAGATGACCAGAGAATGTGCTTTGCGGTGAACCAGCTATTTGCTGAGTTTATCGAGTTTTTCAGGCGGAGAAGCGACTGACCACCGCAGCTGGGGCAC